GGTGTAACCGGTGCGACTACCGCTACTGGTGGCCTGAACGTAGATACAATTAGTGAGATTACCGCAGCTGGCGGCGTAACTATTGACAGCGTTTTGCTTAAAGACGGTAACGTATTACTAGGCGACGGCAACAAGGCCCTCTTCGGTACTGACAGCGACCTTGAGATTTACCATGATGGCAGCAACAGCTACATTAAAGAAACTGGCACAGGCTACCTTACAATTAGCAGTGGCACTGATTTAGTGATGGAATCTGCTGGCGGAGAGGAGTTTATTCGCGCTGTCGGTAATGAAGGGGTTACTTCTTACTACAATGGCATAGCCAAGCTGGCCACCACCAACACTGGCATTTCTGTAACGGGCGAGGTATCAGCAACACAAGCAGAGTTCTCAGGTTTGGGTATACAGCTAGATAATGCAGCTCAGATACATACTTGGACGTTAGACGATGACTTCAACAGTCGTTTTAACATAGGTACAAGTTCGGCTGGTGCTAATTGGAATTTCGGCTCAAACAATAATACGTATTTAAAGGTGTCACCTGCTGGCATTGATGTAACGGGTACGGTGACGGCTGATGCAGCTACTATAGCTCAAGCAAGCACCTCGGTTGCAGCACCTGCTTTAACATTAGAGTCTGTTGGACGAACATGGACTGGCGGTGAAGATTTGGGGAGTGTTGATTGGTATAACACAGACCCTAGTGGCGCGGGCCCTGCAAATGCTGCAAGAATTTATGTAGAGAATAAAGATGCCGCATCGAATGCCTTGCCCTATGCAAATATGTTGTTTCAAACAAGCCCGTCAACGGCTTCTGTATTAGACCGTATGCAGATTAGTGGCGGCGGCGACATCTCATTCTACGAAGACACTGGCACAACGGCAAAGTTTTTCTGGGATGCTAGTGCTGAGTCGTTAGGGATCGGCACGAATTCTCCAGATTCAATTTTGCAAGCGGCCAATACGGCTAATTCAACAAACTATATATCTTATGAAATTGGCAATAATGGTGTAGGCGCAAACAATAAAGGCGGATTTGCAATATATGAGCTAGGTAGTTTGGCTGTTTCTATTACTTATGCACGGGACGGATCGGGTCATACGGACATCAACGCCAATACTCTTGTGTTTAACAATGCTACCAATACACAAGAGTATATGCGCCTCGATTCGTCTGGCAACTTACTCGTGGGTAAAACTGCTAGTTCTAGTGCAGCAGCAGGCCATGAGCTACTTGGTTACGGAAGGGCTACCCACACAGCGAATGCAACTACAGTACAAATAGTAAACCGACTAGGTAATGATGGTGATATTTCTATATTCCAGAAAGATGGCACAACCGTTGGCAGTATTGGTACTAGTAGTGGTGATTTAATTATCTCCGGTGCAGTGGCCAACCACGCAGGTTTTAGATTTGCTAATAGCGCTATTTTGCCAGTTCGAGATGGAGTAGTGAATGTCGGAGAGGTCAGCTTAGGGCAGGCATCTGGTAACTACAGTTTCAAAGACCTCTACCTATCCGGCGGTGTCGTATTCGGTGATGCTGGTGGCTCTGGAACGTCTACAAGCACTACGCTGGATTCGTATGAAGAGGGGACTTTTACGCCTGTTGTTAGCGGTCTTACTTCAGGGGCTGTATCATCCTACGGAGGAAATTACACAAAAATAGGAAGAACTGTACACCTTGCATCAACTTTTTATGTTACCAGTGCCATTAATTCGGGTCATGGAAATTTAGTTTATACGATTCCGTTTGTGCAGATGGCAAACACTACCCGAGAGATTGGATTCGTATCAATTTATCCAACTGGTGATAGGACTCCCGGACTAGCCTTGGATAGTACCGGCAGCAATAACACTCAGTTTTGGGCAGGCTGGACTGCTGGGGCAATCATAAGCAGTGGTACTTACATAAACGTAGCCATAACTTACACGACAACATCATAAACCCATACGCTCACCGGACGGTGGGCACAGACAGGAAACACTACAATGGCTTTAAATAAAACAGTACTAGACGACAAGATCGAGATCGTCGGCACCCACAAAGCAATACAAGTCCGTACAGCTACAGTAATCGACGAGGACGGCGCAGAGCTGTCTCGATCATTCCACCGCCACGCATTGACCTGTGTAAGCTCCTCACAAGCCGATGACGGCACATGGACGCACACCGACACAGATATCTCAAGTGAGTCTGCCGAGGTTCAGGGTATCGCTACAGCAGTTTGGACAGAGGAAGTCAAGGCAGCTCAGCGAGCAGCTAATGAAAATGCAGGGGTGATCGGATGAGTAAAAGTAGAGATCTAGGTGAATTCCCCGCAGCTGCGTTAGATATTGATGCTACTGGTAATGTTAGTGTGACTGGTGATGTATCGCTGGCGGATAATGACAAACTCATACTTGGTACTGGTAGTGACCTTCAGATTTACCATGATGGTAGCAACAGTTACATTAAAGACGCAGGAACCGGCGACTTAATTCTAAACGTAAACAACTTTAGGCTGAAAAACGCAGCAGACAGTGAGATATACTTATATGCTCAAGATGGCGGGGGTGTAAACTTATACCACACTGGAAACGCCATAAAACTAACCACCACATCCACTGGCATTAATGTAACGGGCACGGTGACGGCGGATGGTTTGACTGTTGAAACATCAACTGGACTTGGGGTTATAGAAGTTGGTGGCCCATCTGGGGCTTACATTGACCTCAAATCCCCATCCTCTGACGATTATGATCTGCGGTTAATTACAGAGGGTTCAGGCGGGGAGCTTAACTTCAAGGACGGGTCTTTAAGGGTTCGCCGTGCTGCTGACGTAAAACTCACTGTTGATTCAACTGGCTTAACGGTTGCGGATAGCTTGACCGCCTTGGGTAACTCCATAATTGGAAATGGCACTATATCAAGTGTCAGTGGTTATACCTCATTGAACATTAAAAGCACAAGTGGCGGTGAGTTACAGCTTGGCAACACTGCTGGTAGTGCTCAAGCAACACTATGGAGTGATGCTAGCGGACTTACATATAATAACCATGCAGCAACTAGCCATATCTGGACTACCGGTAGTTCTGAAAAGATGCGAATAGACAGCTCGGGCAATGTCGGGATTGGTACGAGTTCTCCGAGCAGTAAGCTAACAGTCTACGACACTACATCTGATGAGCAAATTAAACTTGGTTATTCTTCTACTTATGAGTGGAGCCTAGGACGTGTTGCGGCTGACGGATCGTTAGTTATTAAAGGCTATAATGGGGCTAGTTCCACTGACGTTGCACACTTTAGTCTGAACGGAAATGTCGGGATCGGCACGAGTTCTCCGGTTGAGAAATTGTATGTTAATTCAACAAGCGGGGATGCCAGAATAGGACTTAACGCACCTACTGGCAGTGATACCGAAATAAAGTTTTCAAATAATGGATCTGTTGAATACTCTATTGGGCATGATGACGGTACTGATAATTTTGTCATTGGTACAGCAAACGTAGACCTCCCATTATTGAGCGTTACCAAAGCTGGAAATGTCGGGATCGGCACGAGTTCTCCTAGAACTACTCTTGATCTGGGGATGCCTACTTTATCCTCAACTTTAAGCCGAACATTAACTGATTACCAGATGATGCTAGAGGCACCCAGCGGTGGCGGCAGTAGATATGCTCATAATATTGGTTGGTCTGAAATCACCGGTAGTTCCGTAGTAGTTGCCGCTATAAATGCCATAGACTTGGGTGCATCAAGTGCTACTGGTATTACTTTTGCGACCGGCAATTCTGCTTCAATTGCCGAGAGGGTAAGAATCGATTCAAACGGCAGCCTACTTGTGGGTAAGGCTGTTGCAGATGTAAGCGTCCCCGGTTCCGTTTTAAACGCAAACGGCACTGTTCTATTTACGGCCAGCGGTGCAAAGGTGGTCAACGTAAATCGAACTGGCACTGATGGCACCGCCGTCGGGTTTTCAAACGACGGCGCACAAGTGGGCACTATTTCGGTATCTGGATCGGCCACGGCGTATAACACCTCATCCGACTATCGATTAAAAGAAGACGAAGTTGCAATGACCGGCGCTACTGAGCGAGTTAAAGCACTGCGCCCAGTAAACTTCGCATGGAAAGCTGACGGTTCACGAGTCGACGGTTTCTTTGCACACGAGTTGGCAGAAGTAGTGCCAGAAGCAGCAACAGGAATTAAAGACGCAATGATGGACGAGGAGTATGAAGTCACTCCGGCAGTCTATGAAGATGTGATTATTCCGGCGGTTGAAGCTGTTCTGGATGAAGACGGCGTGGTTATTACTGAAGCTGTTGAGGAATCTACCGAGTCTGTTTTAGTCACAGAGGCCGTCATGGGTACGCGCTCTGTTCCAGATTACCAGGGCATTGACCAAAGCAAGCTGGTTCCATTATTGACGGCAACGATTCAAGAGCTTATCGCTCGCATTGAAGCGTTAGAAGCAGGAGCCTAAAGGGCAATAATGGAATCTGTTAGCCTCCTAGAAATAATCCCGGCGCTCTGGCCAATCATCGTCGGTTTTGTTGGCCTTATATTTTGGCTGGCTAAAAGCTACGCGGACATTGAGACTTTGAAAGAGAAAGTAAAAGTCTTGTATGACCTGTATAATAGTAAAAATTAATTAATTACTAATGGAAGCGCCCAATGTTTGATAGCCTTACAAACCGAGTTCCGCCGGAATGGATAGCGATCATGCTGGCCGTCATTCTTGCCGTTGCACGCGTGTTACGCGATGACAAGGAAGCGACATGGCAGCGCGCTGCGCTTGAAGGCGCGACATGTGGCCTTATGACCCTTGCCGGTGGCAGTGCCATCTATGCTCTGGGCTTAAGTGTTTACTGGGTGCTTTTAATTGGCGGTGTTATCGGCGGCATCGGTTCGCTTGCTGCAAGATCTATATTGCTTTCAATTCTACGGACAAAGGCGGGCATCTAATGAGCCTAAAGCGCGAAGAGTGGCCAGCAAAGGCGCTGGGGTTTATTGCCCCTGAAGTCATTGAGATGGCGCAAGAGATACGCAAGATCTGCAACACTGCAATGGTGCCAAGCCCAGACCCAGAGGCTACAGACTTCGTGCCTTACGCAGAATTGACTGAGGAGATCGTTCTCGGTTGGTGCTTTGAGGATGGTATCGATCAAGAAGCTACAGAGGCCAGCTTGCAAGCTAATATTGACTTGCAAGTCACACCTGTGAAAGCATCTGGCGTTCCGTGGTAGAATAGCGCTCCGACCAACAATAACCAAGGATAAGAAATGACAGACGCAAAAGTAATTACAGTTAACGGCACTGAGTATACTGAAGATCAGTTTACTGATCAGCAGCGAATTATGATTAACCATATCTCCGACATTGAGCGGAAGGTTAGTTTGTCTCAGTTCGAGCTTGAGCAACTATCGGTAAGTAAACAGGCTTTCGTCGATATGCTTACTAAGTCGCTAGAGGAGCCAAAAGAAGATGCTTAGATCTTTGTGGCGGGGATTATACTCCGCTGTATTTTTTGGTCTTGCAGCTTTAGCCCTTTATGGGCTTTGGCTAATTGAGCCTTTTATTTTGTATTTCCATTTAGCTTGTTTGCTTTTAATGTTCATCCGATACGCATTTAAAGTAAAAACATGGCTCACTAAATGGGCTAACAATATAATGACAAGTCTTGATCAATATTGGCAAGTTGTGTTCAGTCCATTATTAAATCTAGCACCGGATCTTATTCATCGCTTCGGTAATGAGGATGAGACGGCATCTAGTGTTGTTGGTAAAAACCTTCGTGCAACTAATGCTCGGCACTGGATCGTAATTGAGAAAGTGTTAAGCGTAGTCCTTGAAGGCGGTAGACCACACTCATTACCCTCAATAGAGGATGACGAGTCTTAGCATGGTATAATTGAGAAATATATTTTGGATCTTGATTATGGATGCCCTAGAGAAGTTAGAGAGACAAGCAAAAAAAGACCCAGAGTTCACCCCTGAAGACATTAAGATTGTTCACGAGATGATCATGGCTTACAGGGGATGGCAGGCAACAGGAAGGGCGTTCAAGTTCATAGTATGGACTTTCGCCTCTATTGCTGCATTGCTTACGGCATCTGGGATTATCGCTGGGGGTATTAAAGCATGGCTAATATCATAAGGCGCGTCTATATGTCATGGTTTGCAATGCTGTTGGCTGTAGGTTGGTTATGGATATTCTCTCAGGGTGACATATCAGCCAAGATACATGGTATTGCATTTCCAGTTGTATCCAATTTAGTAGTTGAGTCAATAACCCCCACCGCCCTCGAAGGGCAACCCGCAGTAAAACTGTCAGGAACTGCTGTAAAATTCAGAGAATGTGACTTTAATGGCATGACTTGGTTGATTGAGGGCGCTAAAAGCTCCGGCACAGTCAGGGCATTCTTCCGTGACGCACCTCAAGGTCGCGCAGAAGGCGTTCAGCACTGGTCTGCTATCATCGTAGGCGTAACTGCAGATCGTCTCTCTCTGACAAGCTCAGTGGTTCACCACACCTGCAATGGGTTCCCAGTTAATTCAGTATTTTTCAAAGGTGTAGAATGAGCTTAAAAAGAAGCGAGTGGCCAGCAAAGGCCCTAGGGTTTATGTCTGATGGCATAATTGAAGTAGCACAAGATGTCCGCGAGATATGCAACACTGCTATGGTTCCCAGTCCAGACCCAGAAGCCCATGTGCGCTTCAAAGATGGATCAAGCCTTCATTGCGTAGGCTCTAATGGTGATTATAAATCAAAAGCCACTGACCTGTTCATTCTTGACAATTCATCATCCGCTAGAGTATGGGCGCTGGTCCAGTCTGTTGAAGCTGTCGGTGGATTTGGAATGTATTTCGATACGCACCTTGGCGGCGAGAAGCAGACCTTGATTCATATTGATACTCGCGATGAAAGGTTGCTGTGGATCTGCCCGGACGAACCGAAGCGCAGATACGTTTATTACAATAACAATCCTATTTATTTTCTTGACTTGCTGTCAAAGGAACTTGCCAAGATATGAAGGTTAAAATACCACTTCATGTATTGCTGAAGCAGTACAGAATACTTTACATACTGGTCACAATGTTTTTCTTGTGGCTAGCATGGGATGCATGGGAGTGGTTTAAGTTATCGCATGAAGATATGAAAGAGTGGACTATTGCTGGCTTCGTTTCAATCTACGCTGCGGTTATTGGTGTACTTAAATTTGTACTTGAAAATGTAAGACATGATTCGGATCAAGACTAATGGATTTTGTAACTATTGCACTACTAATAAGTATGGCGTTCGGTGGCTGGCAATTCAATAGAGCCAGTAATCTTGACTATAAGATTTCAGATATAAAGGCTGAGAAAGTAGCTTTAGTTGAAGCGGCTGAATTAAATTTAAGAAATGCAAAACTATCTGCGGAGATGGCAAGTGACAATAAAAATATTGCTGACAGCATTAATGACGATCTTACCCAATGTATTAAAGACCTTGAAGGGTTCAGTGATTCAATCGATGTTTTCAAAGCTGCTAACGTTTACGATAGAGCTGTTATTAAAAAACTGGAAAATCGTACTCTCAGCTCTAACCTTAATCAGTGTGTCATTCCTGATTGGTTGGCAGATGAAATCTCCACAGATAGTTTACAAGACTGAAGTTGTCAATGTACCAACAGTTATTGAGACGATAGAATACAAGACGATAGTAAAACCAAATAACTGTGAAATTCCAGACAAGGCAAAAAAAAGCGACATAGGAAATGCCGCTGAGGTTATAAACTACTATAGAAGGGAATGGGTCTTTAAATATAAAGCCTGCCTTGAGTCATTAAGCTAATCCAAAACTGAGAATCTTGTGACCCATCAGGTTGGCTCCCGAGGTTTTCTTTACGTCCGTATAATCCACTACTATATTCTTTATCTCCTTCATTCCGAACTGCCTAAGCTCAACCAGAGCCGTCTGTAAGTGCTTTGGGCAGTGGTTCGCTATCTCTGGGCTAACCATTGTCGCCCACCACTTGCAAGCCCTCGCACGTTGCCATCCTTGCGTCTCAAAGTCGAAGTAGTCGTGTATCTCTTCAAGCCCGTGATGATATGTAACTCTTAGTGAGTTATTTTTGCTTCTGTGCGAGTAGTGATTCGAGTATGAGACCCTGCTTATATTTACTGTCTGGATATTCCTTTCGCCATCCATTAACTTACCTGTTGAAGCTTGAGTGCCGTGACTTGGCGTAGTATCACCACCAAACTCAATAAAGCAGAATGGGCAGCTTTTCTCAAGATATTTAATCAGCGCTTCGCAACTGTGACAGATCTTGAATGGTGTGCGTTTTGCTTCCTTGCTTTGCTCTTTTGTTGGCGGAGGCCCAATCATATCTACCGGGCCGAATCGCTCAACATTCTGACCGTAATCCAGAACCATAGCATCCGTCTTGCTTTCGTGCGTCCGAAGTAATCGACCAAGCATCTGCATCCACAAAGATGAAGATTGAGTTGCCCTCAGTATTATCGCCAAGTCTGCATTCTTTGCGTTAAAGCCTGTCGTTAATGTTCCGACAGAAATAATCCAGCGCAACTTAAAGTTTCTGAAATCATCTATTATTCTTTTTCGCTCATCGGTATCTGTCTCGCCAACAATAACTTCTGCAGTCTCACCGCGACTGAGTAGCGCGTACCTTACTCTTTCAGCGTGATCGACCCCTGAAGCAAAGACAAGAATACTGTTTCTGTTTGACGCAAACTTCATTGCATCGTCTATTGCGGTATCAATAAGAAAATCATTGTTCATTAGTTCCTGCATCGCCTTCTCATCAAACTCACCTGTCGAGCTAACCTTGAGACCTGAAGTGTCGGCGTAGGTTGATGTTGGTGGCGTCAACAATGGGCACAGAAAGCCCTCATCAAACAGAGTCTTCATTTCAATCTTGTAGACTATCTTGTCGCAGATCCAAGTACCCTCAAGGGTACCAGTGTTGAGCTTCCACGGGGTCGCAGACATTGACACAATCCTAACGAATGGATTGTTTTTCTTTATGCCGTCTATGAATTTCTTGTACATTGATTTTTCTGATAGCGAAGCCCGGTGAACCTCATCAATAAATATCACTGATACGTTTTTAAATAAATCAGCCTGCTTATAAACAGATTGAATTCCACAAAAAACTAATTCACCGTTATGGTTTTTCTGTCCGTAGGAGGCGCTGTACACAGATGTTTTAGCGTCAGGCCACTGTTCCAATAGCTCATCTTTATTCTGCCCTATCAGTGCCGTTATGTCGGTCAGAAATATCATTTGCTGATCAGACGCGAACTCATAAACACGCTTTGCTATTTCTGCCTGTATTAATGCCTTTCCACCAGCAGTAGGAATCCAGATTAATGGATTCCCACTATGGTCAAAAAGATATTCAATTACAGAATCAATTGCTTCTAATTGATAATATCTTGGTGTTAACAAATCATCCTCCTAATTTATTAAACTCTAACCTAAAGTCGTTTGAATTTCGATTAACAAGCTCGGTGCCAGACTCGTTGCGATAGTGAACGTGTCCTTCGTCATCAAGATCCACGACAAAGAATTCATGCACAAGCTCTGGATTGTATTTATGGCATTCCTTAAACTCAAGCATATTTTTTTCATTTAAATCCTCTTTACCTAATGCACAGGTAGCGCCCTCGGTTGTAAAAGTTACGTGTCCGCAATTTCTGCAGTTTGGCTTACCGATCTCTTTGCCTTTGCAAAAGTCATACGCTTCACACTTGCCATTTTTCCATATGCACAGCGGCTTGTCAACAGCTAGTGACCATGCAGCCTGCGGCATCTTGTCAGTGGTGATGATGTGCTTGGCTCGACCGACTAGATGATTAAAGTGTTCTTGGTCGAATGCGGTTTCCATTATAGCTGTTCTGTGATCGCCTTGTGAATTTATCTTTTCACGCGATCCGTGTGATGCCACTGTTGTTATGTGTTTATGTATTCCGCTATAACCCATGTATCTAGTGGCTTGATCGTAATACCCTTTGCTCCACTTAAATAGAGCTGTCTCCTCGTCTTTGTCGATGAGCTTCTTGAGCTTCGTTAGCTTTGCATCACCCGTGCTTTTATGCTCCCAGAGGGCGTCATAGTCCGGTAGCTTCCCATCTATGTGTCCTCGATGCCAGTACATGTCCTGAAGTGAAAACTGCTCACCGGTCTCGTCATGCGTTATTAGGTTTAGCCCTGAATCCTTCAATCTTTTTGCAACGGCATCTTCTGACAGGTGACCGTCTTCAAAATGTGAGGCGCTACTGTAGCTCACCCAAGGGTCGAAAGCATGCCTGAACTCAAGCCACGGCTTCCTGCCGCAATTCTCTTCACTGACTGACATCCCAAGATAGGTTCGTCTGTAGTTTGTCTTATTATATTCCTCCTCATAAGAAACCCACATTTTATCTAGTATATTCTGGTGCTTCATATCTTTTCCCCTTAAACAACAAAGGCCGCAATTAAGCGACCTTTTTATTATTTGCTACATCTATCGTCGAGCGAAAGCATTC